CACAGAACTGCGGAAGGTAAATACGAAACGCTGTTGGAGCGATATACCCCAAATGTATATAAAACCCTTTTCCCATCAAATATGGGAGCGGCAGACTTAACCCCTGAAACTATTCAAAATTTCAACTTAGCGGTTGCAGAAGCCTTCACGTTTACCGAAGACCAAGCAAATCAAATTATTGATTTGTTAAATGCAAATGTTACACCGGAGTCCATGTTGTCGTTACCGGCAAATATGTTCAATATCAAGTTACGAAGCGACGACCCGACAAGATGGCGAAGACAGATCAAAAACGCCATTCCTTTATACAAAAAGAAGGGAACAAAGAATGGATTGAGCGAGGCGCTAGCTCAGGCTGGTATTCGTCTTGTAGATTGCACATTTCTATGGCAATTAATATCTCCTTTTACATACGCCGAACAATTTTTTGTTGAAAGTGACGATCAAACAACTTTCACATTGTCCAAATTGCCAATAGACCCAACAATATCTGACACAGATAACTTTGAATTAGAGTTGCTACCTGTTGGTGCTGATGATTTCTTAGAATTAACTTCAGATTATGTAACATTTAGCATAGATGAAGGAGTCCCAACCATGACATGGGTGGATGACCAATTATCGGTAGACCCAATTATTTTGGAAGAAGGAGATATATTAAAAGTTTTATACAAAATTGCTCCGGTTCCAAACCAGGCTTATGAGGACTACATTAGGGCTCTTGATATTATGGATCAACGTGACCCAAGAATTGAATATCCACCAAAGAATTGGAACACACATTTAATTGCTGAAGATGATCCATTATTTGATGTGCTAATCCCAACTAGGAACCCGTATGCTGATCTAACTATTTGGGGGTGGGTGCGAACAGAGTTTCCATACTCAGAAAACATTTATAACATGGATGAATATAACGGCAGTACAAGATGCTCTACTGATCCATGTGACATTGATAAGTCATTCAAAGATGAGGCATGCACGGCATGTAGAAGCAGTAGTTTTACTGTAGACGTTGAGATAGAAGATTTAACCAATGATCGTTTGACAGAAACCCAGGATATTATTGAAGAATACACACCATTTCACGCAATTTTACATCGAATGAATTTTATTGGGGCCGTAGATGAATTAATCCCAGCAACAGTAGAAGACGTTGACATATTGGTTCAGTGGTCTTTGGAAGATATGGCATTAGTAAGTGGGCAAACCATATTTAGTCGCTTTATGGACAATCAATACATAACGGCAAATCAAGTATTGAGAAGTGAACCAACTGGTGACCAACTATTTTTAACCATTTTTGATGCATCTAATCCGGTTGTGGATGTGGCTGGTGAGACTGCATGCAACATTGATATTGTTTTATATACGCCAGATGCTACATTCCAACACCCACTTGACATTTACTACGATGTTCCTCCAGCAGGAAGCCGTCCACCACAAATACATCAAAATGCATTGGAAATACAGGCACCTCACACTCATGCGGGCGTTTATTTTGATGCTATTTCCGACCCAGGAATAAATTTAATTAAGGTAACCGGAATGAGTGAGCCTCTGGACGAAAGCCAATTTACGTTTAGACTATCAAACGAGGTATATGACAATGGTGGTGGGGCGTCTTTATTTAAAGATAATTTATACTATTTGTTAGACGAGAACGTAGATTTCAGCTCTGCCAAGACACAATGGGACATAGACCACACGGATTACACTGGTGGCGTATGGCAAGTATCGATTCCAGCGTATTCGGCCACTGCTTATGACATTCAACAGGTAATGCCAGACGGAAGTATTTTAATTAAAGATCACACGCCTGGGTCGTTGCCGTCGTCAGATACTTATCCAATAACCTACGATCTACTTGACGACAGCAGTACGATCATTGCGTCAAGCACAACTGGGGACTTGGATGTTACGTTACGTGCTAGGGTCGAATTAATAGATGCTTCTATTACCGACATCAGAACATTTGTCAATGCCGGTGATTATTTAGCTTATCCGTTGTCATCTGTCCCGCTACCGCAGTATGAGGTAATTGGTTTTGTAGAAAGTGAAACCAAGCAATTTTACGTCTTGTCGAACAGCGTTCTTGACGCAGCGTTAAGCCCATCTGTTGGTGGAGTAACCATTGGCGTTCTGAGGAGATATATCAGAGAGGCTAGCGGGAATTTAACTTATCGAGGGTTGAAATTGACCACATCGGTAGATTATGAGGCATCGCTTGACATTCAAAACGGGTCGAATCCACCTGCTGTACCTGTTGAAGAGGACAAATTTAAAGAAAACTATCTTGTTATCATTAAAACCGACCCAGGCGGCGCAAATGAAACAGAAAATTACTATTCTATTACTGAATGGGATGGCACCGATCTTGTTTTAGACGGGCCATTTAATACTTGGACGGTTGCTGGTTCGACTGTTGATGTTCAGATAAATCATTTTGAGAAAGAACCTGATGTAACGATTCCAGCATCTCCAATTTATATTAGCCAACCGGAGCATACCTTCCCGTTCATAGATAGAAGGGGAAATGAGGTAATAGAAGTAACAACGGACTATGCTGCTCCTTACATGCCCATGAGGGGATTGGTGCGTGGCTTGAATGCTGCTAAAAACAATGAGGTTTTTGAGCTAACGAAACAAGAAGAGGATGTAAAAATAACCATCGAGAGGCGAAATGAAAGTTAACGATAATTTAAAGCCAAAAGGCGAATTAGAAGTAATTATTGAACACAAAGGCAAGCCAAGAGAAATTATAAAATTTCCAAATACTGTCCTTAACTTAGGAAGACGGGCGTTAGCGGCAAGTTTGGCTAATGACATTGGGGATACTTACGAGTTTTATATTGCCCAAATGTCTTTTGGGGACGGCGGCACAACGGGAACGGGCCAGCCGAAGGTTGTAAATGCTGATAGGACGGGCTTTTTCGGCAGCACCATTCTTACCAAGCCGGTAACGAGCAATGTTGATCCGAACATTACGTCACAGTCCACCTTTACTTCTGTAGTTAAATTCGATGAAGCAAATGGCAACATGATAAATGAATTGGCCCTTGTAATGGCCAATGGCAATTTTTACAGTATGGTAACCTTGACTGGCATAAACAAAGACAGCACAATGCAACTCACAATTAACTGGGCTCTCACCTTCGTCTGATAAATATTTCACAATTTGTAGTGATATTACTATCATAAGACAAAGGAGATTAATTATGATAAGCAATCGTCAACTTGAGATTGTAACTGGGTCGTTGTTGGGGGATGGATGTATATGGACAAATTTTACAGACCCACTTATGAAATGGAACATAAGTCAATCTAAAAAAGATCATAAAAAAGTCGATAAAAAAGAGTACATTTTATGGTTTGTATCTGAATTTATGGAATTTGGATGTTCAATCAGAACAAAAAAAATAAAACCAAGTAAACTCGCTCTACTCGATTCCACTAAGACTTATGAACAATACATCTTTAATACAAAATGCAACAAATTGTGGAACAAATTAGAAAAGCAATGGTACAAAGAAAGAAAAGATCATCCATGGTTCAAAAGAATTAAAATTATCCCCAAACACATAAGATTGACCCCACTTACCCTTTGTGTGTGGCACATGGACGATGGATATTGTAACCCAATTGATGCCAATATTGAATTAAATACACAAGGATTTTCCAAAGAAGAGGTTGAATTTCTCATAGAAAGATTGCAAATAGACTTAGGGATACAGAGTCATAAAAAAGGTGATAGAGGCAAATTTAAGATTTTTGTAGGTAGAAAATCGTATTTCGATTTTATAAACATGATTCAACCATATGTTAAATGGAATTGTTTTCAACACAAATTGGATACGGACACTTATAACAAAAATCCACAAACAGGAGAACGACACTCACTGTCCAAACTTACCGAGAAGCAAGTAAAGCAAATATTTAAATTTAGAGATCAAGGTATGTTGCAAAGAGAAATAGCAAAGAAATTAGAGATATCGAGTACAAATATCAGTTTAATACTTGGCGGGAAAAGGTGGTCATATCTTGGTAAAACCAGAGAATATATAAAGAAGCCAAGAGTAAAAAGTGCAAGCAAAAAGGAAATAATTAAACTACAACAATCTGGAATATCCCAGAAAAAAATTGCCCAAAAAGTTGGCTGTAATCAATCTACGGTTAGTAGAATCTTGCAAAAGCACTAAATACGGTATGAACTTCAAGCAATTTTTAGAAGATACAGACGAAAGAGCAATCGCCAAAATGCGAGATGAATTTGATCTTCATGATAAGTTAAATCGGGGTGCTTTGGATCGTCTAACTGACCTTTGGGAGAAGTGGATTTTTGCTAAAGACGATCAAGATCATGCTCCAACGATGCAATTAAAGAATAAAGCCTTAGAAACGGTGAGAGAATTAGAAAGAATAATTATGCTTTATGATCCAGGCGAGTCAAAGATTGCCAAAGACATTGCCGAAAAGAGAGTTAGGGATTTAAAGGAGGATTAGTGCCTAATATAGAATCAATACCAGAGGTATATTACCAGCCATTACAGCCATATCAAGTTGAATTTGATAATTTGCCGTTGAGCAACATACTCTTCCGGCAAATGATAATTAACAATTCATTAGACCTAAACAACCAAAGGACAACAGAAGCGGCTGGAAGCGCTGGGTCGGTAGGGAATCGCCTTGACCAGTCCTTGACAGACAGCGGTGCGTTGAAGGTTTCGGCGGTTGATGATGTAAATCATAATATTGCTTATCACGAAGATGGCTTTCTTATAATAAGTGGTGAGCCGGTTAATTTCGTTCGTATGCTAGAAGATGAACGAGACAAACTGGCTCTTATAGCGAGTGAAGCAACAAGCCTTGCTCTAAGGTTTGATACAATAGGCCCCTCTGAAACACCCGTTACTTTCGATGAGGGAATCTTGCCTTTTGCCGATTCTGCTACGATTACATGGAGGTTGGACAGTGGGGATATTAAAGCGGATACAGCATTCCCAACATCAGCGGTTCATCAACACGTTTATGATATTGATCCAGTGGCAGCAACGCCACTTAGTCCAGATTATATAAATTACAAAACAACAAGCCTTTCTACGGCTTATACAGATGGAAGTCTCAGAGTCACCATCAACGGGGCACGGCTTACTGAAAGCGATGCAATCTATGTTCCTGGGGCAACACCATCTGATGATTATACCTTAATAACCTATACGACAGATGCTTCAGCCGGTACGTTCGCACTATCTACTGCAATTACCATCGATGATGTAATTCGTATCGATTTTGATATTGCTCTGGCGTAAAAAAAAGAATTAAAATTTACCTTATGAAGTTTCAACCGAAGAACCTAAAGGTGGGGTTCGTTATACTCTGCCCAGATGGAAATGTCGGATATCTACAGCATACCATAAAATCATTGAAGTTTTGGTATCCAGACTTTGAATACGTTTCCGTCGTAGAACAAGGCATACATGCCGACGAATTAAAGGAATTTAAAAAAGTATGTAACAAAACATACAAAGGCAAGAAGACAATAACCTCGCTGATTAACACCGGGATGAGAAATGCCACCAAGGGCTGGAACCTCATAATAATGGCGGGAAGTTGGCTGCGAGGAAACGAGTTGCGAAAATACTCTCACTTCGTAGGCGATGAACGAGAAGTTATTTTCCCAATTTGTAGCTGTGAGAGGGATGGCAAAAAATTCTGGGTTACCGAATGGGAACATGGAACGCTTAACGGAATTTTGATGCATACAAGTACATTTAAAGAGGTCGGGCCGTTTGCGGATGTTAAAACTCCATTAAATATAAGCAAATTAATGTGGGGATTGGACGCCTGTGCGAGGGGAATTAAAATAAAACCAATATTAGGACCGAAAATAACATGAGCGATATAGCAAAATCAGTATGTGGGGCGTTTTTTAAATATATGACGGGGAAAGATAATTTAGATAGGGAAATAAATCCAAATCTATATCTTCCACAAAATCTTTTACAACCACAGCCACCAAGATTTATCCGCAAATTCCGATGGACATATTCAGAGGTAGATGAGAATGGGGAGGTCGTATTGCCAGAGAGGTTTGTAAAGGTAGCTGCCCGACCGACTCTTACTATTGATGAACATGAGATTCATTTAGGGCAAGGAAAAACATGGATACCTGGGAAGGCCGAATGGGAGGCAATTAACGTAACATATTATGGACTAGACGAAAACGACGAAATTTACGATCATTTTAACCAATATTTTAACGAGGGATTTCACGATATTCAAAAGAATACGGGCATCCTAAAATTATATGATGGGACAGGAGCCTTGCTAGAAACTTGGCAATTAAACAACACATTTATTCAAAATATGAATTGGAATATAGATTATGCTGGGGAAAGCGACATTGAAGTGCAACTACGATATGATAATGTAAATTATATTAACCACACGAAGGATAGGCAATTATGATTAACATAGCAAAATCATAATCAAACCATTTTATAAACATACCACCATCTATGGTTATCTTTGTGTTTATAATTATCTACCTCTTCGAGATATTGATATAGGTCATTCCAATTGCCAAAAATGTATTCATGTCGTATATAGCCAAAATACCAACGTGAAGCAAATTTTTTTCCATCGGGGCAAACAATCATTACTGGTTTTTTTAATTGTACTGCGTGGTGAACTTCACAAGGAGTACCAGTTGTTGGAACTCCGTATGGATTATGGGCCACTAAAAAGTCACATCTGTCTATTACACTAAGGTCTTTTTTTACAAACTGTGTGGCTATTTTCTCTACTTCATCAAAGTTTCCAGTCTCAATAGCAGTTTCCATATATTTTGCGCGTT